TTTAAGTTAAGAATATTTTAACGATTGTCTAGGGAAATCTTGTTCATGTGACCAAATAGTTCAGTGAAGTTGATCTCTCCAAATCCGTCTTTTATCATCATCTTAATTAGCTCTGTTTTGTTGAAAGACATGTCTGGATCTTGGAGCGTGTCACCGATTAGTCTCTTCGCATCGATGGTTAGCATGGGTGCATAGAGCTGCATAATCTGATAGTTTTCTCGAAGTAAGTCCTCGTTTTCTAAAATGTTTCTGTAGGCCTTAACTTCTTTGTCTTCAAGCCCTTTTTTACAGTGATCAATGATATCAGAAAAAGTTTTATTTTTTTCTTCTTTAAGAAAAGGAAAACGCTTGGAGACCGTCTTGAGACCAACGCCGGGGATGCCATCGATATTGTCTGATTTGTCTCCCACCATGGCTCGTGCCATAGCAAAATTTGTCGGGTGAATGTCGAACTTCTCAAGAATGCTGTTCTTATTCAATACCTCTTTTTGGATTGGGCGATAAAGAACAGTCTTGTTGTCAAGAAGCTGGAAGAAGTCCTTGTCACTTGACAAGATGATCTTGTCATGATCTTGCAGGAGCTTATGCTTTGCGACATACGCAATGATATCATCGGCTTCGATGCCCTTGAACATGAATTGGATCACAGGAATATGATTGTAGTATTCGATTAGGCGCGTCTGCTGCCAAACCTTATTCTCCATCTCCTCTTGCGGAGTCATGTTCCTGATTGCCCTGTTGAGGCGGATCGGCTTTCTACCTGATTTATAGTCTTTTTTCATAGACTTTCTCTTGGCAGAGCCGCCCTCGCCATCCCAACAAATAACAATCATGTCAGGCTTTGACTCGCGAACCAGCTTTTGCATGCTTTGCATGCAACCGCGAAGACCACCGATTGGGGCTCCGTCGATTGACACGCTGGGGTTTACGATATAATTACGGAAAAAGAGATTTAGCTGATCGATGATCAGTACTCTTTTGTTGGAACTCAATTTTACCTCTCTTTAATCGCCTCTGTAAATCCTACTGACGACTTTTCCTACTTTGTATGGAATAAACGAAAACACGCCATCAATCTTTCTAGCATCGATGGCCATTTTTTCAATGTGGCTTTCCAAAGTTGATTCTAACACAAAAAACTTAACTTTTAGATATGTCTTTTCTACCGTATCCGATATTGGCTTTGCTGGGCCCACAACCGTGCAGACTGTGATCCCGCAAACTCCTCGCAAGTTATCAGTTACAACTGTTAGTTTTTTGTCACGAGATGACCTCATGACCACATCTGCTTCGTAAAGCGTATCGTTGAAATATTCACGAACAAGAGTTTTGAGAGAGTCCATTAAATTTCCTCCGCTAAACTAAATAGTTCAAAGTTTGTACATTTCAACGGTATTATCGCCGGCTGTGTAATAAACACGCTTGACACCGACATGTTTTAGCGCCGCATGGCACATAGAACAGGGTTTGCTGTTGCGGAACTCACCCACGCGATTAATCCTGCAGACATATACATCTGCGCCTGTTGTTACGCTACGCGGCAAACCGAGCACCACGCCCAGCTCTGCATGGACAGTCGCGTGGCCTCTTGCTGGGTTCCTAAACCTCTTGCCAAAAGAGCTATAGTTCTCCTTGTTGCAAGAGGAATTGATGACGGACCCACCTTTTACTAATAGCGCCCCGTGTCTAATCTTGCCATAGGGACTATCACGCGCAATGCTTTTGGCCGCTCCGAAAAGTCTCTGCATTTTTTTTGAAACCCTGATCGGACGGCCAATAACATCTGTTCTTAATTTAATATCATTCATTTTCCTATATTAATATAGGTACGAATGTTGTTTGGTAAATTACTCTTCTTCAGTCTCGGAGTCAATGTCGTAGAAGTCGTTTGCATTTCCTTGCTTAGACTCAAATCTCATGATGATCTCCTCGTCCATAAGTTGCATTACGCGATTCCTAAACTTCTCTTCCTTGAGCTTGTCTAGCCATTTTGAGGCCTGGAACTTATCAAATGTTCCGTCCTCATAAACTAGGCTATACCAAGCACCGGAGTTCTGCAGAGAATCTGATACCTTAATCGCCTCGAACCAGCTTTCCTCGTCTTGGATACATGCGTCTTCAGAGCCCCAAAGAATCTTGAACGTGCATTGTCTGCCTTGTGTGCCAAAGCGGCTTTTCTTTAGGGTGACCTTGACTTCAGACCCAATTCTAAAGCCGTTTTCGTCATTCACAAACGATGATTTAGCTTTTCTGGATGTTAACCACATTCTCAAAGAATAAGTATAGGGTAAAGACTTTCCACCGGGCGTGAACCACGGCGTTGTCATGGCTTCAGCAACGTTACTCGTAATATTGGTTTTTAGTTGGTTAAGCACCAAAAGCGTGGATTGTGTGTTCGCAATCGGTTGTGTTAATTTTTGCACACCCTTTGACAAAATTCTAGGCTTTACGGCCATTGAGGACAGAGGGTTGAAGTCGCCGGCGATATCTGTTTCACATGGGGTCTGTGCTACGGAATCCCAAACAAAGAGCATGGGATTTTCGTTTGTTCCCAGCATCTCTTCGATAGTTTCTAAGACTGTCTCAACACTGTGGGCTTGAGTGTACAAAAACCAGCCCATTCCGTCTGGCGGCTCGTCATCTAGGCAACAGCCAACACGCTCTAGAAAGACGCTGTCGATTGCTGACTCTGAATCAAAATAAATCACATCAATGCCCATCTTCTGGGCGTTGGCGGCCACTTGTGCCGCCATGTAAGACTTGCCGGTGCTTTCTTCTCCAGCGATCTCGACGACTTTGCCCATTGGAACGCCAGCTAGCTTTCCCTTACAGATGATACTGTCTAGCCACCTAGAGCCTGTTGGGATCCACTTCTTGACATCTGTTGGATTCTCACCAGAAAGCGAAAAGGCAATTTCTGTGCCTGCCTTCTTGTTAACCAAATTTCTCATTTCTTTAAGGTTGAGACGACCTAGTTTCTTCGCTTTCTTCGCCATGATATTTCCTGTGTATAAAAACGAGGCACCTGTAAGCCTGTGCCTCCCCGTGGCTTAATATAAGAACAAAGTCTTATACGTCAAACGACAAAGTACCCTTTGGGGTCTCTAGGTGTGCCGTCCACCCGGAAAGAGGGTTGAGCCCAAAATAATAAGGGCGTGGTGTAAAGTTCTTCAACTCGGCCACTGTGGTCTTTACCTCTGCGCGCAGAGTTGTGAAACCTCTCTTGTGATCGTATGTTTCAGTTGTTTCCTCAAGATAATTGGACATTTCCCAAAAATTCTCTTTGAGAACATCTGTAACAAACTCTGTAAAACACTCATCGCCACGATTATAATCCTCTAAAAGATCCTCGTCACGCATGTCGTCTAGTGGATCGCCTTCAACGGTAAGACCAGAAGTGATTACCTCGGCAAAACGCTCCACCGTGCTTGTTTCCTCTAATGCTGTTTGGACGTGCGTCTCGTTAAAATGAAACGTGTCTGTCCCTTCTTCATATACAAATTTAACGACGGTATCGTCGTCGTACTCGCTAAACTTATTATTAAATGTAGACATCTTTTCTCCTACTCTATTGTGTCTTTAAAAATGAGGCACCTGTAAACCCGTGCCTCCCTGCGGTAGGGGAACTTTTACATTCCTAGATCTGCAAAAGCGCGATCGACGCTGCTCACCTCGGCGGTAGAGTTATACTTGGTGGTCTCGGTTGAAACCTCCTCTGCATCCTCTTCACCAAGAAGGAACTGGTCTAGCATTTGCTGAATCTCCGTTGGAGTCTTACGTGCGGACTCGAAAACCTCATCGAAATCCGGAATAGAATCCAACATTCCTGACGTAGTGTCATCAGACTCGGTCAGCGGAGACGACTTTCGTCGAGGGACGATTGTTGTCTGCGGGAACTGTGCCCCTGCTGGCTTGCCGTAGGTAATGACCAAGTCAGTGCCCTCGTTGACATCAGTGATGTCACCATACTCGGGATTGAGCACAAGATTCAAAAGCTCCTTGTACGCAGTCTTGCCGTAGCCCCATAGCTTAACGCCCTCGTCTTCCTGTCCTCGCACAATAACTGGCGAGAAGAAGCGCTGGCGTGCTCCAAGGTTCTTGGCCATCTTGACACTCTCATCAGAGCCCTCGTTGTACAGCTGGCGAATAAAATCGTTAAGAGGATCGTCCTCGCCAAAGTTCTTCTTTGGGCTCAAGAAACCCGGGTTGTTGCCCAGATTATAGTGGAACCAGTACTCCTTGAACGGATCGCCATCAGACGTTGGTACAATACGAATGATTGTCTCGCCGTCATCGGGCCGCCAAAAAGAACTCTTTCCGCCGCGATTTTCCAAGGCATCGCGCTTTGCCTTCATTTTTGCTAAATCAATTCCCATTTTTTTCTCCTTTTGCGTTTAGCTATAGTACGCCCGGTGAATCTCCCGGACGTCTTAAATTATAATGTAAGAACAAAACATTAAGAGTCAATGTTTTGTTCCTGCACATAAGAAGCATGGTGAGAAACGTAAATGTAGTTTTGTTCGTAATCTGTTGAATGTATCGCAAAACATGACTTGCATTTCTCTCCAGCCTTGTCAGCAACATAGGATCTAATTTTGTGAAGTAAATCTTTTTCTTCATCTAGTGTTTTTTGTGAAATTCCAAAAAAGTATTTTTTAGATCTTGCATTTTCTAGATCGTAAAAGGTCTTTTCATCAAAGCTGCTGAAGGCTACGACACCCATAGTACAAATCTTTATAGTATCTTTATCGTCTGTGACTGTCGACAGAAGGGGCTCTGTATTTTCAAAAACATTCAACATATGATACGTGCTAGATATGACTTGATTGATTTCTTGCCAATAGTTAGCAATAGAAACGCTCCCAAGTACCGACTCCACCAGTGAGTTTTTAACTATATACATCCTGTCTAGCAGGCCTGATCTTACATATTCCTGCAAAACACCAAAAACGATCTTTTCTCTTGTTACGGCGGTCTCATCAGCGCTAACTAAATCTGCTTTGATGTAAAGCAAAGTTACGTCGCAGTGAGAGAGATCTTGCAAAAGCTTTAGGCTGACGCCCGAGATTTTTCCACAACCTGCCAAAACAACTGTTACGTTTCCTGACACGTGTGAAAAATCTAATGATTCATACTGCGCCTCGTATTCTTCGTGTGAAGTCTGTGGATGTATGTAAAAGAAGTTTTCTCTGTTTGACGCG